TGCTTATCCGTCATTTGAAGAACGTGTTGCACAACAATTTGTATATGTTGGTGATTGTGATGAACCCACTATTGGTAAGATCTTCTCACATTATGAGCACTTGGGATATGATATGGCATCAGCTGATTTTTCACGATTTGATGCCCATCAACTCCTTGAAGCGCTCTATGCTGAATTTCATCAATATATAACTGCAGGTATCTTCAATGATTTAGAGCTCGCCTTGTTAAAACACAATAATATTAAGTTCGGGAGTACGATGAATGGCATACGATATTCGCACGTAGGTAGGTTTCTTTCTGGCCTGCCCAACACTAGTTTTGGCAATAGTCTGCGCAATTTCCTTTTTTGGAAACGTGCGTTAGCCAAGCGCAAGATTACTGATTGGCATCTAGTGGTTAAAGGCGACGATGCCATTTTATTCATCAAACTTGATGCTTCCGGATTCGATAAGCACTTCTTTACCAACTACATTACTGAGCAATCCAAGCTCTCCGGCCAAAAATTGGAGATCGAACTTTTCTATAACTGCGAAGCTGATTTGGTCTCTTTTTGCTCAGGCTGGTTTTGGCAAGTGGCCCCTGGTGTCCGAATACTTGGACCTAAACCTGGGCGTGCCCTTGCCAAAACCTTCATGCCAAGCAAAGTTCTTAAGGCGGGACTGCATGATACTAAGCCTCAAGTAGTTGCCAGGTATATTAAAGATGTTGCAATCGGACTCCGTTCCTACAAGTTTATTCCTGTATTTGGTGACGTTATTGAACGGATAATTCGCTTTGGACCTGACAACAAGCACTGTCGCGTGATTGATGAATTTACTGGTGAAGTTACTACCAAAGAACGCACCAGGCCCCGACTTGAGTGGGGTTTCCAACCGCACAACTACGACGGACCGATAGATGACGATTTGCTAAGATTACAATTCGCCACCATCTATGGAGTGCCTGTTGAAGCATTCGATTTCGTACGCCAGGTAGCCTGGGAGCTGCCAAACAAATCATACCGATCCACCCTACTCGACCATCTTGTCCGAGTTGATTGCGGGGTGGCGGTTACAGTACCAACTGTTGCAATCACCATGGC